TTAGATCCGTGTCTTTAGTGTATAGAGCATTTCGAGCGCCCGACGCGGTGTCATGTCGTCCAGATCAAGTTTGGCCAGGTCATCCAGCACCGGATGCGGCAGGCTGGCGAACATGTCGCTCTGCTGCGGCGCGGCCGGTTTGCCTTTGGCAGTCTTGGGAACTTCATGAGGCAGGGCGGTCGCTTCCAGCCGGCCCAGGTGTTCGCGAGCGCGCACGATCACTTCGCTCGGCACACCGGCCAACTGCGCAACCGCAAGGCCGTAGCTCTGGCTGGCAGGCCCTGGCAGCACGTGGTGCAGGAACACGATGCGTTCGTTGTGCTCAGTGGCATTGAGGTGCACGTTGGCCACCAGCGGTTGCGCCTCCGGTAGCACCGTCAGCTCGAAGTAGTGGGTGGCGAACAGTGTATAAGCCCGCAGATGCGCCAGGCGTTCGGCCGCAGCCCACGCCAGGGACAGACCGTCAAAGGTGCTGGTGCCGCGACCGACTTCGTCCATCAGCACCAGGCTGCGCTCGGTGGCGTTGTGCAGAATGTTCGCGGTTTCGCTCATTTCGACCATGAAGGTCGAGCGCCCGCCGGCCAGGTCATCGCTGGAGCCGATCCGGGTAAAGATCCGGTCCACCAGAGACAGCTCGCAACTGGCCGCCGGCACGAAGCTGCCGATGTGTGCCAGCAGCACGATCAGAGCGGTCTGGCGCATGTAGGTGGATTTACCGCCCATGTTCGGACCGGTGATTACCAGCATGCGGGTGTTGTCGTCGAGGCTCAGGTCGTTGGCCACGAACGGCGTGGTCAGTACTTGCTCGACCACCGGGTGACGACCCTGAGTGATGCGCATGCATGGCTCGTCGACGAAGCGCGGGCAGTTCAGATCGAGGTTCAGCGCGCGTTCGGCAAGGTTGCTCAGCACGTCCAGCTCGGCCAGTGCCGCGGCGGTGTCTTGCAGCGGTGGCAACTGGGAGATCAAATCTTCGAGCAGTGCTTCATAGAGCATCTTCTCGCGCGCCAGGGCGCGGCTCTTCGCCGACAGGGCCTTGTCTTCGAACGCCTTCAGTTCCGGCGTAATGAAGCGCTCGGCGCCTTTCAACGTCTGGCGACGGATATAGTCTGCCGGCGCCGATTCAGCCTGCTTGCTTGGCAACTCGATGAAGTAGCCATGAATGCGGTTGTAACCGACTTTCAGGTGCGACAGACCGGTACGGGCCTTCTCGCGCGCTTCGAGGTCGATCAGGAACTGCCCGGCGTTTTCGCTGAGTGATTGCAAATCATCCAGTTCGGCGTCGTAACCGGTTTTCAACACGCCGCCGTCTCGGATCACCGCGGGCGGGTTGTCGATGATGGCTTTTTCCAGCAGGGCCGCCAGTTCCGGGTAGGTGCTGGTGGTCTTCGCCAGTTGAATGATGTGCGGAGCTTCCAGCTCAGTCATCGCCACTTGCAACTCAGGCAATGCACCGAGCGCATCGCGCAGGCGGGCCAAGTCACGAGGGCGGGCATTACGCAGGCCGATCCGCGCCAGGATCCGCTCGATGTCGCCGATTTCCTTGAGCTGCGGTTGCAGTTTCTCGAAACGGTAACCGTCGAGCAGGCAGGTGATCGAGGTCTGGCGCGCCAGCAGTACGGTCAGATCCCGCAGCGGACGGTTCAGCCAGCGGGTCAGCAGACGGCTGCCCATGGCGGTCTGGCAGCGGTCGACCACCGATTGCAACGTGTTGTCGCGACCGCCAGCCAGGTTGGTGTCCAGTTCCAGGTTGCGACGGCTCGCGCCGTCCAGCACCACGGTGTCGTCCAGGCGTTCATGACGCAGGCTGCGCAAATGGGGCAGGGCGGTGCGCTGGGTTTCCTTGGCGTAGCTGAGCAGGCAACCGGCGGCGCCGATGGCCAGGGTCAGGTTCTCGCAGCCGAAACCTTTCAGGTCTTGGGTCGAGAATTGTTGGCAAAGACTTTTCAGGGCCGAATCACGTTCGAAATCCCACGGCGCACGGCGACGAACCCCACGACGTTTCTCCGCCGGCAGATCCTTCGGCCAGTCGTCCGGGATCATCAGCTCCACCGGATTGACCCGCTCCAGTTCCGCCAGCAGGTTTTCCCAGCCCTTGATCTCCAGCACGGTGAAGTTGCCGCTGGTGATATCCAGCACCGCCAGGCCGAACAGACGCTCGTCACCCAGCACCGCGGCGATCAGGTTGTCCCGACGCTCATCCAGCAGCGCTTCATCGCTGACCGTACCCGGCGTGATGATCCGCACCACCTGACGATCCACCGGGCCCTTGCTGGTCGCCGGGTCGCCGACCTGCTCACAGATCACTACCGACTCGCCTAGCTTGACCAGTTTCGCCAGGTAACCTTCCGCGGCGTGGTAAGGAATCCCACACATCGGAATAGCCTGACCGGCCGACTGCCCACGGGCGGTCAGGGTGATGTCCAGCAATTTGGCGGCCTTCTTCGCGTCTTCGTAGAAGATCTCGTAGAAGTCGCCCATGCGGTAGAACATCAGCTGGTCTGGGTGCTGGTTTTTCAGGCGCCAGTACTGCTGCATCATTGGCGTGTGGGAGGACAGATCGGAGAGGGCTTTATTCATCGGATAATCAGGCAAATTCGTTGAAAGGTGTAGGGCAAAGGAGGGGCATCGGCCCGGCTTTTCCGCGATGGGCGCAAGGTTAACATGGGCGGTCCACCCGACGCAGGCATGAAAGCCCTGCGATACGTTTCTTCTGTCTATGCACGGCATATGCGCCATTTATGCAATTTGGCATTTGTCTTCCGCGAAAAGAACAAGCACTATGCGCTTTATGCAAAAACGCAATGTTTCTACCGTCTTAAGAGCGCTGCTCGATCAGCACGGGATCTCCCCCACGGAGCTTCACCGTCGCACCGGCGTGCCTCAATCCACTCTCTCGCGGATCCTCAGCGGGAAGATCGTCGATCCCTCGGATAAACACATCTCGAAGATCGCCGAGTACTTCGCCGTGAGCACCGACCAGTTGCGGGGCCGCGCGGATGTCGCGCCGGCAGCCAGCACCGGGCGCGATCAATTGCATTCGGAACTCAAGGACATAAGTCTGTGGGACGACGATACGCCCGTCGATGATGACGAGGTGTCGGTCCCCTTTCTTCGCGAGGTTGAATTGGCTGCAGGATCAGGAAGGTTCGTCATTGAAGAGAGCGAGCGCTCTAGCCTGCGCTTCGGCAAGCGGAGTCTGCGCCACAATGGCGTTCAGTTCGACCAGGCCAAATGCGTGACGGTGCGCGGCAACAGTATGTTGCCGGTACTGCGCGACGGCGCCACCGTCGGCGTTAATGCCGGCAAGTGCGGGATCGGCGATATCGTGGATGGTGACCTTTATGCCATCAACCATAACGGCCAGCTGCGGGTGAAACAGCTTTATCGCCTGCCTACCGGAATACGCCTGCGCAGCTTCAATCGCGATGAACATCCGGACGAGGACTACACCTTCCAGGAAATCCAGGAAGAGCAGATCGTCATCCTCGGTCACGTCTTCTGGTGGGGCATGTACGCCCGTTAACCTCACCGCTGTCAGATAAAACCCGCCACCGAGCGGGTTTTTTTTCGCCTGTCGAAAAGCCGTCAGCGCCTTTGCTTGCGGGACTTTCATGCGTCAGTGCATTTGCGGTGCATAAATAAATGCATTTATGCATTGACTGTATATGCATCCATGCATATTCTTTGTCTCAAGCCGCTCAACAAAGCAGCTCGAAACGAAGCTCTTTAGTTCCACCACAAAGGCAGCGATGAACCGGCCTCAACGGTTCAGAGGGTTGGCAACTGACCCGGGTGTGCAGCGTAAAGCACCAGAAGCAGTTATCCGGCGGGCAGGGACCGCGGTCGGAAAAACAATATGAATCGATCCGTACCGCGCCAGTAGCGCCGAAAGATCAACGTGAAGGACCGCATTACTGAAAAGCCCGGCCAATGCCGGGCTTTTTGGAATGCCTACCTACCGTCAGGCACCTCAAGAGACACCGTTTGAAAGACACACACATCACTCATCAATCACCCCCCAGGAGGCGTGACATGACAAACGAGCAACAAGCGTTGCTGGACATGCCGATCTGGCTCGTCATCGTCCTCGCCCTGGTGGGCGGGGTGTCCGGCGAAATGTGGCGCGCCGACAAGGAGGGCGCCCGCGGCTGGTCATTGCTGCGGCGCCTGGCCTTGCGATCCGGGGCCTGCATGGTCTGCGGGGTCTCGGCCATCATGCTGCTGTATGCCGCTGGCGTGTCGATCTGGACGGCTTGCGCGTTCGGTTGCCTTACGGCGATGGCCGGGGCAGACGTTGCCATTGGCCTTTATGAACGTTGGGCGGCCAAGCGGATTGGCGTTTGCGAAGTGCCGCCGCGAGATACCCGCCAGGACCACTGAACAAAAAAGCCCAATGGAATGGCGAGCAGCGGTGCCGACCAGCATCCGACCCGCAAGGACGCGGGTTTCCCAAGGCCAGTACCTTTCACTCAAACCCGCCAACCAGCGGGTTTTTTATTGCCCGGTGAAAACACCATGAAGATCACCCCCCTGATTACCCAACTGCGTGATCACTGCCCAACCCTCGACAATCGCGTGGCTGCCGGCATCGACCTCGAAACGCTGCAAGCCAGTACCCCGCTTTCAACTCCTTGCGCTTACGTGGTGCCGATTGCCGATCTGGCGGGCGCAAACGCGGCGCAAAACGCTACGCGGCAGACCATTCGCGACCGCTTCGAAGTGACCCTGGTGCTTGACACCACCGACGCTACAAAAGCGCTGGATCTGTTGCACGACCTGCGGGCCGAACTGTGGCGGGCGCTGGTGGGTTTCAAGCCCGGGGGTGATTACGACGCCATCGCCTATGACGGCGGCGAACGGGTTTCCATCAACAGCAACCGCGTGCTGTATCGCCTGCGCTTTTTTGCCGAGTTCCAGCTCGGCCGCAATCTGCCTGGTCAGCCTGCGGAGAGCTGGCACGAACGTGAACTGGACGGTTTGTCGTCCTTTACCGGGGTCACCGTGCGGGTCGATGCGATCGATCCGGCGGACCCCAATCTGAAACGCCCAGGCCCCGACGGACGCTTGGAACTGACTTTCTCTGGAGACGTAACCCCATGAGCAAACGCATCACCGTGCTGCCGGCCCCAGGCCGTGCCGTGCCCGACCCGGAAGCGGGCGATCTGTTGCCCCTCGAGGGCCGTGAAGTGCCGGACAACGCCTGGTGGCGTCGACGTCTGGCCGATGGCGATATCACTACCAAAGCCGTGAAAGCGGCAAAACCACAGGGAGCCAAATAATGGCGATCGGATTCAGCAACATCCCCGCGGACATTCGTGTTCCGCTGTTCTACGCAGAAATGGACAACTCGGCCGCCAATAGCGCGTCGTCGGCCATGCGCCGTTTGATCGTCGCTCAGGTCAACGACAACATTGCGCCGGCCGAGGTTGGCAAACTGGTGTTGGTGTCCAGCGTCGCGCTGGCCAAAAGCATTGGCGGCCAAGGCTCGATGCTCGCTTCGATGTATGAAACCTGGCGCAAGACCGACCCGATCGGCGAGATCTGGTGCCTGCCGCTGCACAACACCGAAGGCAGCATTGCCAAAGGCGTGTTGACCCTGACCGGCGCGGCCACACAAAGCGGCGTGCTCAACCTGTACGTGGGCGGCGTTCGTGTTCAAGCGGCCGTCGTCAACGGCGCCACGGCCGCTCAGGCGGCTACCGCGCTGGCGCTGAAAGTCAACGCCTCGGCAGATCTGCCGGTCAGCGCTGCAGCCGTAGAAGGCATCGTGACCCTGAGCGCCAAATGGACTGGCGACAGCGGTAACGACATCAGCCTGCAATTCAATCGCCTGGGCAAGAGCAACGGCGAAGAAACCCCAGCCGGCCTGACCGCAGCCATCACCGCCATGACCGGCGGTGCCGGTGTGCCGGATCAAGTCGCTGCCGTGGCGGCGCTGGGCGATGAACCGTTCGAGTTCATCTGCATGCCATTCTCGGACCTGTCGACCCTCAACACCTGGCAAGCCGTCATGGATGACAGCACCGGTCGTTGGTCCTGGGCCAAGCAATTGTTCGGTCATGTCTACAGCGCCAAGCGCGGCACCATTGGTACTCTGGTGGCGGCCGGCCAGGCGCGTAACGATCAGCACATGACCCTTCAGGCGCTGGAACCGGGCGTACCGCAACCGTTCTGGGTGCAAGCCGCTGCACTGGCTGCGCGCACCTCGGTGTTCATCTCCGCCGACGCCAGCCGTCCGACCCAAAGCGGCAGCCTGCCAGGTCTCGACCCTGCACCCGCCAGTGAGCGTTTCACCCTGACCGAGCGTCAGTCGCTGCTCAATTACGGGATCGCCACCGCGTACTACGAAGGCGGCTACGTGCGCATTCAGCGTTCGATCACCACCTATCAGAAGAACGCCTACGGCCAGGCAGACAATTCCTACCTGGACAGCGAAACCATGCACCAGTCGGCCTTCATCGTGCGTCGTCTGCAAAGCGTGATTACCAGCAAATACGGTCGCCACAAACTGGCCTCTGACGGCACCCGTTTCGGCGCCGGCCAGCCGATCGTGACCCCGAGCACTATTCGCGGCGAGCTGATTGCCCAGTACGCCAAGCTCGAACTGGAAGGCCACGTCGAAAACGCCGAGCTGTTTGCCGAGCACTTGATCGTCGAGCGCGACGTACAGGACCCGAGCCGGGTCAACGTGCTGTTCCCGCCGGATTACATCAACGGCCTGCGCGTGTTCGCGCTGCTCAACCAATTCCGTCTGCAGTACGACGACGCCGCTTAAAAACCGCGTTTGAACGTGTGATTTCAGCCCACCTCGCGTGGGCTTTTTATTTGAAGGGAGAAACACCATGGGTCAACTGATTGCGGGCACCTGCTACGTCAAAGTGGACGGCGCTCAACTGACCATCAACGGCGGCTGCGAAGCGCCCTTGTTGGCTGTGAAACGGGAAACCGTCGTACCGGGTTTCTACAAGGAAACCGACATCGCCCCGTCGTTCAAAGTGACGGCGCTGCACACCGCGGACTTCCCGCTCAAGCAACTGATCGCAGGCACCGACATGACCGTCACCTGCGAATTCAGCAACGGCAAAGTCTACGTACTGGCCGGCGCCTACCTGGTTGAAGAGCCCGTCTCCAAGGGCGACGACGCCACCATCGAACTGAAGTTCGAAGGCATCAAGGGGACCTGGCAATGACTGGCGCCGTGAAGCTTCAAGTTGCGATCGAAGCGCACGGCGAACCCTTGACCGAACTCAATCTGCGCCGCCCGACGGTGCAGGAAGTTCGAGCGATCAAGGCGCTGCCGTACAAGATCGACAAGAGCGAAGAAGTCAGCCTCGACATGGACGTCGCGGCCAAATACATCGCGGTGTGCGCCGGCATCCCGCCGTCGTCGGTCAACCAATTGGACCTGGCTGACCTCAACGCCCTGAGCTGGGCTGTCGCGAGTTTTTTCATGAGTGCGGCGTCGGAGCCATCACCGACCTGATTTCAGTCGCCTATGACCTGGCCTGGTTCTGGAAGGTTGACCCCGAACAGATGATGGCCAGGCCACTGGATGTGCTCCGCGAATCGCTGGAGCACGCGCAACGGATCAATGCGATGCAGCAGGTGCAGTGATGGCGAACTTACAACAAAGCATGAGCCTGACGAACATTCAGACCACGGTGAACATGTCCGTGGTCGTGATCAATGCCCAGAAGCTGGACACCCAGCTCAAGGGCATCAAGGCCAGGATCGGCGAATTCAAGAAAAGCATCGGGGACAGTCTTGGCACTCTCGATGCGGGCGCTTTCATCAGTGGGGGCGGGCTGCTGGAACCCTTCATCAGCGGCATCAAAAAGGCAATCAAGGCAGAGGATGAACTCGAGGACAAATCCAATAAGACCACGACGCTGAAAGCGCCTGAGGTGTCGCTCGGTCATACCGCGACCAACCTCAAGCAGTTCAACGATGCGGTCGACGGTATTTCCTTGAAAATGGGGCAGGCGCTGCTGCCGGCCGTCAACAGCGTGGTCACCGGCCTGATGCCGTTGATCACTGCCGTTGGCGAATTTGTCGCCAATAACCCTTCACTGGTCGAAGGGTTGGCGGCGGCAGCCGTGGCCTTCACGGTGGTTACCGCAGGGGCCATGGGGCTCGTTGCTGTGATGGGGTTGCTGACTTCCCCCATTGGCATCGTCGCGGCGGTGATTGCCCTGACTGCGGGTTTGATTGTGGCTTACTGGAAGCCGATATCGGGATTCTTCAAAGGTATCTGGCAAGCGATGCAAGGGGCGGCGGAGTCGACGTTTGCGGCGTTTCAGAGCCTGTTCAACTGGAAGCCGCTCGAGGCGCTGAAGGAGGCTTGGGCGCCGATCAGTGGCTTTTTCGGTTCGCTCTGGCAGGAAGTAAAAAACCTGTCCGCACCCATCGTCGATTTTTTCAAGACGCTGTTTTCCTGGCATCCGCTCGTCATCGTTGCCAGTAATTGGCAGCCGCTGGTGGGATTGTTTTCCGCGCTCTGGGATTTGCTCAGGGCTTTGGCAGTGCCGGTGATGAGCTTTTTCAAGAAGCTCTTTGACTGGAACGTGCTGGAAAAGGCCGCCCGTGCCTGGCAACCGTTGGTTGCGTTCTTTTCGGCGACCTGGGATGTGCTTCGTACGCTGGCCGCGTTGGCGGTCGATTTTCTCAATGGCCTGTTCGACTGGTCGCCGACGGAGATGTTTCATGCAGCCTGGGACCCAGTGAGCAATTACTTCTCGGGGATGTGGCGGAACCTGCAAGTGCTGGCTCAACCGGCGGTGGATTTTTTCAAAGGCCTGTTCGACTGGTCGCCGTCTGAAGTGTTTCGTGCAGCCTGGGACCCGGTGAGTAATTACTTCTCGGGAATGTGGCAGAACCTGCAAGTGCTGGCGCAACCGACAGTAGATTACTTCAAGGGACTCTTTGATTGGTCACCTCTGGACATGTTCAAGGCAGGTTGGGAGCCGGTCACCGAGTGGTTTTCCACTTGGTGGGGCAAGCTGCAAGACCTGCTCGCGCCGATCAAGGAAATGTTCAGCGGTGGCTTTGGCGGTTTCATTGCCAGTGTTACCGGTCAGGTCGAAGGCTTGACCGCGGCGCAACAGAAAACCAATGCCGAAGGCAAGGGCGAGCTCTCACCTGCGTTCTTTGGTGCCAGCAATGACGCGGCGCTGCTGCCGAACAACCTGGCGCAAGGCTCCAACGCCTTGGTGCAGCAAACCGCCGCCAACAGCCGCACACAACTCGAAGGCGGCCTGACCGTGCGCTTCGAAAATGCGCCGGCCGGGCTGCGCACCGATCAGCCACAAACCAATCAACCGGCGCTGGCGCTCAATTCGCGCATCGGCTATCGCTCGCTGTCTCTGGGAGGTTCCAATGAACTGGCGTGACCGTTTGTTGCCGGCATCCTTTCGCGGTGTCGGTTTTTGGGTCGATCAGGCGAAAACCCCGGTCGGCCACAAGGGCCAGTTGCACGAGTATCCACAACGCGATCAGCCGTTTTTCGAGGGCCTTGGCCAGCAGGCGAAGATCCATGATCTGACGGCATTCATTGTCGGCGCCGATTGCCTGGAGCAGCGCGACAAACTGCTCAAGGCGTTGGAGCTGGGCAATGGTGAGCTGGTCCACCCGTGGTTGGGGCGGATGCAAGTCAAGGTCGGTGAATGCGACATGACCCAGACCCGCCAGGACGGCGGGCTGGTGACCTTTGCCCTGAAGTTCTACCCCGATCAGCCGCTGCAATTTCCGACGGCCACGGTCAGCACGCAAAAGCTGCTGCTGTCATCGGCGGACACGCTGCTGGGCTCGGCGGTGGCGCGTTTCGAACAAGCCATGACCTTGATCAAGGCTGCGCGGATCGGCATCGCCAATCTGCGCAACAGCCTGACTGGGGTTTATGAAGTGATCCAGGAACAGCTCAAACCGTTGATCGAGGAGTACCGGCAGATCAGCGAGCTGGTCAAAGCGGTCAAGGAATTGCCCAAGGAAGTGGCGGCGGAATTCAAGGGATTGCTCGGCGATATCAAATCGCTCAAGGACTTCGCGAAGGAGGGCTATCGTGGCGTGATTGCCAACGTTTCCCAGCAGATCGAAGCCATCCGCAAGGCCGATGCACCGAAGCTCACCACCGGCAAGGACACCACGGCGGCGGCGCAAGCCATGGCCGATCTGGTGCAGGACACGCTGCTGGTGAAGGTGGCGCAATGGGTCGCTTCGATGCCTGTGGCGTCGACGCCGGTGAAACTGACCTCGCAGCCGTCGCTGGATCATCAGACGCTGCAGCCGGTCACCCGTCAGGAAGTGCCGGTCACCGACGATTTGCAATTGTTGCAAAAGGAGTTGAACGAAGCGATCCAATTGGCACTGAACAAGGCCAGCCCCGCGCACTATCAAGCCATTAACGATCTGAAGCAGAAATTGAATGCGCACCTCAAGGCGGTGGCATCGTCCGGCGTGCGGCTGGTCAGTAAATCTTTTCAGGAGAGCCTGCCTGCCGTCGTCGTGGCCTATCGTCAATTTGCCGATGCCACGCGGGTTACGGAGGTGACTCAGCGCAACGGTGTTGCCCATCCGGGGTTCCTGCCGCCGAACGATGTGAAAGTCTCCGGGGAGTGAACCATGAACGACATGGATAACCGGGTCACTCTGACCGTCGGCGGCCTGGAATACGGTGGCTGGAAAAGCGTGGAAATCACTGCGGATCTGGAGCGCCAGTTCCGCACCTTTAAACTCAACATCACCTGGCAATGGCCGGGGCAGACCGTGGACAAACGTATCCAGCCCGGTGACGCCTGTGAAGTGCGCATCGGCCAGGATCTGGTGTTGACCGGGTATGTGTTCAAGGCCCCGATCAGTTATGACGGGCGGCAGATCAGCCTGAACATCGAAGGCAGTTCCTGCACCCAGGATCTGGTGGATTGCGCCGCGACCAACCGACCGAACCAATGGCATGAGCAATCGCTGTTGAGCATCGTCGAAGCGTTGGCGATCACCTACAAGGTTTTTGTGGTCAGCGAAATTCCCGAGACCGCCCGGCTCAGCAGTCACACCATAGTGCCGGGGGAAACGGTGTTTCAATCCATCGACCGTTTGCTGACATTGTTCCGGGTATTTTCTACCGATGATGCCCAGGGCCGGCTGGTGCTGGCCCGGCCCGGCAGTGGTGGCCGGGCCAGCGATGCGCTGGAGTTGGGCAAGAATATTCTGTCGGCCAACGCGCCAATGGATTACAGCCAGGTGTTCTCCGAATACCGGGTAATCGGTCAGCACAAGGGCACGGACAAGAAGAGCGGGGCAGCGGTCAGCGAGGTTGAATCGGTGTCCGCCGACCTGAGCTACAAACGTCGACGGGTCACGGTGATCAACGAAGGCATGCAGATCAATCCCGATCTCGCCTTGCAACGGGCCAACTGGGAAAGCGCCACCCGAGTGGGCAAGGCCAAAGCCACCACCTATCAGGTGCAGGGCTGGCGACAATCCAACGGCGATCTGTGGCGTCACAACACGCTGGTGCGGGTCAAGGATCCGGTGCTGGGGGTCGATGACGACATGCTGATCTCGAAGGTGACCTACTCGCTGTCGGCGCAAGGTTCGGTCACCACCCTGCAAGTCGCACCGCCGCATACCTTTGACGCCAATCCCGAGCCTCCCAAAAAGGCCTGAGCCCGGCACCTGAACCTGTGGGAGCGAGCCTGCTCGCGATGGCAGCTTCATATCCAACATCGAGCTGAATGACCCGCCGCCATCGCGAGCAGGCTCGCTCCCACAGTGGATCGTGTCCGGGCCAATTCTCTGAAGGAAACCTAATGAGCCTACTGACACGCCTCCTGGCGCGCGGCACTGTCGTGCTCGCCAACTCGGCTACCAAGCTGCAATCGCTGCAAATGCGCCTCACCGCTGGCGAAGTGAACGACGACATGGAGCACTTCGAACCCTACGGTTTCACCAGCAATCCATTGGCCGGAGCCGAAGGGATCGCCACATTCCTGGGTGGTGACCGCTCCCACGCCATCGTCCTGGTGGTCGCCGACCGCCGCTATCGACTCAAGGCCCTGGCCCAGGGCGAAGTGGCGATCTACACCGACGAAGGCGACAGGATTCACTTCAAACGCGGGCGGATTATCGACATCCAGACCGCGACCCTGAACATCCGCGCCAGCACCGCCGTAAACATCGACACACCGTCCCTGACCCAGACCGGCAAGATCGTCTCGCAAGGCGATCAGATTGCCGCTGGCATCAGCCAGATCAAACACGTGCACGTCGGCGTGCAGGCGGGCAACGGCCAGACCGGCGTGCCGGCGGGAGGCCAGTGATGTTTATCAGCCAAAACCTCCACGCCGCACTGACCCGTTCGGTGCTGATCAGCCTGTTCACCTGGCGCCGCGCCGCCGATGACGATGCCCTCGATGACGAAGAACGTTTCGGCTGGTGGGGCGACACTTTTCCTACGGTCGCGGACGACCGTATCGGCTCACGCCTGTGGCTGTTGCGCCGGGTCAAGCTGACCCGACAGACCCAGATGGACGCCGAGTTCTATGCCCGCGAAGCCTTGCAATGGCTGATCGACGACGGCCATTGCAGCGCCATCGACATCATCAGCGAACGCCTCGACGCCCAGCGCCTGAACCTGCGCACGATCCTGACCCTGGCCGATGGCGAGCGCCTGGACATCAACCCTGATAACAGTTGGCAGGTGATCTATGCCGTTTGAAACCCCTTCGCTGCCGGTGCTGATCAAGCGCACCCAAAGCGACCTGGCCAGTGATTCGCTGCGCCAGTCCGATGCGCAAGTGCTGGCCCGTACCCTCGGTGGCGCCGCCTATGGCCTGTATGGCTATCTGAACTGGATCGCCGAGCAGATCCTCCCGGACAGGGCCGATGAGTCGACCTTGGAACGGATCGCCGCACTGCGTCTGAACCAGCCGCGCAAAGCCGCACAATCGGCCAGTGGCAGCGTCAGCTTTACCGCCAGCGCTGGCGCTGTGCTGGACGTCGATACGCTGCTGCAATCGAACGACGGTCGGATTTACAAAGTCACTTCCGCGCGCACCACCAGCAATGGCTTGAACAGCACCACCATCGCCGCGCTCGACGCCGGCAGCATGGGCAATGCCGACGCGGGCATGAGCCTTATTCCGGCGCAGCCGATCCAGGGCATCGCTGGCAACAGCTTCACGGTGCTGGCGCCGGGACTGATTGGCGGGGTCGCCCGGGAAAGCCTTGAGTCACTGCGCTCCCGGGTGATCAGTTCCTACCGCATCATCCCTCACGGCGGTTCGGCGCAAGACTACGAAACCTGGGCGCTCGAATGCCCTGGTGTGACCCGTGCCTGGTGTCGCGGCACCTACGCGAACCTGGGCATCGTCAACCTGTACATCATGCGCGACGACGATCCACAACCTGTGCCGAATGCCGCGCAACTGGCTGAAGTCCAGGCACACATCGAACCGCTGCGGCCGGTCACGGCGGAGCTGCACGTACTGCCGCCGATGCAAGTGCCCGTTACCTACAGACTGACCCTGACCCCCGATACCACCGCCGTGCGGGCCGCCGTCGAAGCGCAATTGCGTGACTTGCACAATCGCGAAGCCGGTCTGGGCGACAGCTTGTTGATCAGCCACATCCGCGAAGCGATCAGCAGCGCCACAGGTGAAAGCGACCACACACTGACCGCGCCCACCGCCAACGTCGACGCTGCCGTTAACCAATTGCTGACCTTCGGAGGTTGCGTATGGGGGGGCTAAGAACCGCCGCGCAATACCATGCGCAACTGCGCAGCCTGCTGCCCAGTGGCCCGGCCTGGGACCCCGAGCGAGTACCGGAACTGGAAGAAGTGCTCGAAGGCATCGCCCAGGAATTGTCCCGCCTCGACGCCCGTGCCGCTGACCTGCTCAACGAAATGGACCCGGCTGGCGTCAGCGAGCTGGTGCCGGATTGGGAACGGGTGATGAACCTGCCGGATCCGTGCCTGGGCGCCACCCCTCTGTTCGACGACCGCCGCCTCGCCGTACGCCGGCGACTGCTCGCTGTTGGCAGCCAGGCCATCAGCTACTACGTCGAGATCGCCAAGAGTCAGGGTTACCCGAACGCCACCATCACCGAACTTGAAGTCCCGCGAATGGGACGGGCCCGGTTTGGCCAGGCGCACTTCGGAACATGGCAGGCGCATTTCATGTGGACGCTCAACACCGGTGGCCGCCTGCTGCTGGGCCGGCGTTTTGGTGCGAGTTACTGGGGAGAGCGCTTCGGCGTGAATCCGGGCTCCGCGCTGGAATGCCTGATCCACCGCAGCACACCGGCGCATACCACGGTGCACATCAATTATGACTAGGGAGTAGAGGGATGGATTATCCGAAGAGTGTGCCCAGCGCCGGGTTGGTGAATGGGAAGTTTGTGGATGAGAACCCGTTGACCGGGACGCCGGGGTCGTTGATTCCTGCGGCTTGGGGGAACAGCGTGACGCAGGAAATCGTGAACGTCATCAAGGCTGGGGATTTGACCCCGGATGAGACGAAGTTCGATCAATTGCTGCAAGCCATTCAGAGTGTTTCGGCGAAAGGCTGGAATCTGGATTCTGCTTTGCCGATTGGGTCGTTGCCGCCGCCGACGGTGGCCACGGCTGATGGGCGTTTGCTGGTGACTCCGAGTGCTCTGGCGACCATGGGAGGGAAGGTGTCGGTTCCGGCGGGGGTGTTGATCAGCATCGGCCAGGAAGTGGTGGCGGGGCAACTGGGCAGGACTCGTACGTTCACGACCCAGGCCTGGAGTACGGATCTATCGCCCAGCACCTGGTATTTCCTGAGGGTACAGGTGGTGGCCGGTGTTTTGAAGTTCTATGCCCAGCGCGGGAGTCTTAATGACGTCGCGCCTGCTTCCTTGAAAGGCACACCGGATGCTTTAGCGGGTGGTGGCTTTCAGTCGACCCCATTGGATATGTGCGTCGCCTGGATCATTACCGGCGCCCCGGGAACCGTGCCGTCGGTGTTTGGGATCTACAACAGATCACGGCTCTCATGGTCCCAGACGGTCAACGGGACAGGCGTCGTTTACTTGCCACTTGATCCCCATGCGCGTTCGGCGCGGCTGATCGTCGGGAACCCCTCGCCATCGCCGACGGACATTTCCGGAGTCTCGTTCGCATCAGCAGGCTGGGTTGGGGGGAACTACTGTTTTCTCTCGCCGGCGCTCACCACCAGTTCCAACCACGACGCTGGTTGGACGTCTCCGATACCGTGCACGATCTTTACCAATAACTATGTCAACGATGTAACGGTAACGACCTTGACCGCCAGTTTTGATCATTCGCAGTTACGCTCGTTATGGCAGTCGTATCAGGCCGAACACATGCTCGGTTCGACCAGTGCCGTGAGCGATGAATTGCTGTTCAGCATGGGCATCAAGAATCATCCCGTGGCTGAGTATGCGTCGGGCATCGCAGTCAACTTCAGTGCGGCGGTCAATATCAGTTTTTCCTGGGAGTTGATTCGATGAACGTTATTCAAGAGCTTCATCAATTTGAGGACGGACTTCGTCCTGCCCAACCTTCTCCAGCCCATGGTTGGGACGGTGACAAATGGATAGTGGATGTTTCGGTAGTGGCGATGCTGGAGCAACAGGAAGCCGAGCGTCTGTGCGCGAGGGTCGATGCGGCCGCAGACAGCGTACGAAAGGCCTTGGCTGGCGACCCGCTACGCGCCATTGAATACGCACACACCGCCGCCGATGCCCAGGCCTTCATTGCTGAAGGCTATCCGAAAAAAGCGGTGCCACTGTCGGTGTCCGCCTGGGTCATCAAGGGTCGAACCGCCAGACAGGCGGCCGATCAGATCATTGCCAAGGCCACTCAATTCAATGAGAGTCTGCTGACACTTCGAACCCTTCGGTTGAAGGCTAAAGAACAAGTCAAAGCGCAAATCGCCAAAGGCAAAACCGATCTCGCCAATCAAGTCAGTAATGAGGCGATTGCCGCTATCCGTAAGGTGGTGAGCGACCTGGCTGGCTAGTTCATTCGAAATATCCGCTGTACCCAACGCCCACTCATCCATGGGCGTTTTTTTTTGTTCAAACACGACTTGCTGCGCTGTTGTGCCAATAGCCATGCAGGGCTTTATTACAGGGAAAACAAACAATGGATTATCCAAAAAGCATCCCCAGTGTCGGACTGGTCAATGGACGGTTTGTCGATGAAAATCCGGTAGCCGGTTCGCCTGGGTCGTTGATTCCGGCGGTGTGGGGCAATGCCGTTACGCAGGAGATTTTGAATGTGGTGGCTGGCGCCGGGATGGCGCCGTTGGAAGCGGACACGGGGCAGTTGTTGAAGGCGATCCAGGCGATTATCGGTGTGAGCATGCCGATGCGTTCGGTGGTGACCCGGCTAGCGGCATCGAAGCTGCTGGCGCCGGAAGAGCTCGGTCTGGTGCTGATTGATGCAAACCCTGGGGCCACCACCGTTACCCTGCCAGTGGCCAACACCGGTTTGGGGATTCGTGATGTGATCGTGCGACGGGTGGATAACACTGCTAATCGGTTGGTCGTTCGCTGTTCGGACACAGATTCCATCAAGTTTCACACCCATCTGAGAGCGGGTGGCTATCCGTTTTTGGTGTTGATGGGGGCGGGCGATTGGTGGCATCTGCGCAGTGATGCCTCGGGTAACTGGTGGCCTGTGGGGCGGTATGACGGTACGACGCTGGGACGGGCAGTTTTTGAGACCTCTACGACGGTGATGCCGGGTGGATATGGTTTGCTCAATGGATATCTGTTCAATCGTTCCGAGTGGCCGTGGGTTTGGGATCACGCGCAGGCATCGGGGATGCTCACCACCGAAGCGTTGCGCGCGGGTAAGGAGGGTATGTGGACCTCGGGCGACGGCGCCACGACCTTCCGTAGCCCAGAGGCCCGTGGTGAGTTTGTGCGGGTTCTTGATGAGTCGCGTACGGTAGATGCAAACCGTGCGGCGGGTAGCTGGCAGGCCGGCCAAATCGAGTCTCACAACCACTCAACGCCGGGTGCCGGTTCCTTCGGCACACAGATGATGGGCGGCGGCTCCAACAACTACTCACTTTGGCAAGCCGGTGCTACCGGATTTTCCGGCGGATCAGAGACTCGCGGACGCAACATCGCCTATCCCGGCCGTATCAAACTTATCTGAGGTGTCCATGTTTAATTATCTGATTGATAACTCGGGCGCCTTGTCGGGGCCGGTGGAGTTCTTCGTGACGCCGGGAATCGGTATTCAACTGCCCAGTAATGCCGTTGAACTTTCATTTGAATTGCCACCTCCGGAACAGGGCCGTACATGGGTGCTGGTCAAAAATGTCCCGCGCGAAGTCATCGACCGGCGCGGTCTGGTGTATCGCAAAGAGGGCGGTGCTCAGCAGATCTGGAGTGAACTTGGGGAGTTGCCAGACGCCTTTACCACGGTTCCATGGCCGGGTGAGTTTTATGTCTGGCGTGATAACACCTGGGAGTTGGACGACCAGGCGCGGTTGGCGGATGTCAGGAATCAGGTGTTCACCAAGCGAGACGCGCTACTTCGTGACGCAGTCCTGCGTATAGCCCCGCTTCAATACGCCGAAGATATCGGCGACGCCACTCACGATGAGCAACTGGCATTGATGGAATGGAAGCTCTACAGCGTTGAGTTAAATCGCCTTGAACGGCAAGCAAGCTTTCCTGCAGAGATCGACTGGCCTCAGGTTCCAGGCTCGACCGAGTAACGGCATTGCCTGTGTTTATGCCCTTCAACTTGAGTAGATCAAATGGACTATCCAAAAAGCGTCCCCAGTGCAGGACTGGTCAACGGTAGATTTGCCGATGAAAACCCGATAGCCGGAACTCCCGGCTCCCTGATACCAGCCAGCTGGGGTAATAGCGTCACCCAGGAAATTCTCAACGCCATCACCGCCGCGGGGCTGATGCCTTCCGAGAATCAAACTGATCAGCTGAGCCTGGCCATTAAAGAGTTGGCCAAACTCGACCCGCAACAGAGCTTTCCGGTGCAGGTTTATCGCAAGAACCTGGTGATTAACGGCAACTTCGATATCTGGCAGCGCGGTACGGTCAACTTGGGGCCTTACACCGGTGCTTATATCGCTGACCGTTTTCGTTGCGACTGGAACGGAAACGCGGGCGTGAGTATTTCCCGGCAGAGCTTTGCGCTGGGTCAGGGCGAGGTGCCCAATGAACCCCGTTACTTTATGCGTTGGCAGCAAATCACGGCGGGCGTTGGCGCCAGCGTGCATAAAATTTCCCAGGCTATCGAGTCGGTCAGGACCTTGGCGGGGAAAACCGCGACGCTGACGTTCTGGGCCAAGGCCGACACGGCGCGTCAACTCAATGTGACTGTCGCGCAGTATTTCGGAGCGGGCGGTAGTGTGGATACCGTGATGCCGGTTGGCAGCTTTCAACTCAAAACTTCCTGGACCCGATACAGCGCGACGATTCAAGTACCGTCCCTGGCAGGCAAAACGTTGGGAAGTAGCGGCAATGACTTTCTGCGGCTCTCCTTCGACCTGCCTTTGAATGTATTGCAGGTGATAGACCTGGCGCAGATCCAGTTGGAAGAGGGGCGGGTGTCGACGCCGTTCGAGCTCCGTAGCCCTGGCGATGAGTTGATGATGTGTCAGCGTTATTACGAAAAAACCTATAGCCAGGATGTATCGCCCGGAAGCTTGATAGGTCCCTACGGCGCATTGATATCCACAGTGAGACAGGGGCAAACGGGATTTGCCTCACAGCCCATGGCTCAGTGGACCTTCAAGGTTGAGAAGAGAGCTGTTCCAAGTTTCAGTCTGTTTACCACTACGCCGAAAGGGGTCTCTGGGCAGTGGCGCTCCGGGAGTGATGAAGTCTCATCGGGTAATGCTCGAACTCTAGGGGCTTCTACGCGCGGCGTCTGGGTCGATAACTCCGATATCGGCGTCATTACACAGTCTTACTACATCCACGCCACTGCCGATGCCGAACTTTAAGGAGGCTATTTTCATGAACTATCAACTCACTGAAGATCCGGCCACGGTCATTCGTCTGCCTGACGGGGCAACCGTTCCTCTACATCACCGCTTCTGGGATGAATACCAGCAATGGCTGGCGAGCGGTGGTGTGCCGCTACCTGCCATCCAGGCAAGTGCTCCGGAGGCCGTTGCCCGAGTCTGGCGCGACCAGGAACTGGCGGCCAGCCAATGGCTGGTCGAGCGTGATCGCGATGAGCACGCGGCCGGTACTCCGATGACCTTGAGCAGCGATCAATATCATGACTTGCTCGATTACCGGCAGGACCTGCGCGACTGGCCCTCGCTTGCCGGCTTTCCAAAAGACGCCAGCAAACCCTTGGCGCCGGTCTGGTTAAAAACAACGGCCAATGGAACATGACTCATGCCTCTCACTTCAGCGCAGTTGCAACACATATTCCCTGACGCCCGCTCCCAAGCTGGCGTTTTCATTTCCGCGCTCAACACCGCCATGACCCACCGCAACATCAACACCCCGAAGCGCATTGCTGCCTTCCTCGCGCAAGTCGGCCATGAATCGGGGCAGTTTCAGTACGTGCGTGAACTGGGCAACAACCAATACCTCAGCAAATACGACACCGGCACCCTGGCCCTGCGTTTGGGCAATACCCCGCAAGCCGACGGCGACGGTCAAAAGTACCGTGGCCGAGGCCTGATTCAGATCACTGGTCACGACAATTACCGTCAGTGCAGTCTCGGACTCTTCGGTGATGATCGTTTACTGTTTTTGCCGGAACTACTGGAACAACCGCAATGGGCCGCCGAATCGGCCGCGTGGTTCTGGGAGCAAAATGGCTTCAACGAACTGGCCGACCGCGATCAGTTCAACAGCATCACCCGTCGCATCAACGGCGGCCTGAACGGTTTGCAGGATCGCTTGCAACTCTGGGCGCGGGCGAGGGCGGTGTTATGCCAGCCTTCGGTTTGATGCCGATGTCTTACCGCGTCATTGGCGTTGTTGTGTTTCTGGCTGTGTTGGCCGGTGGCTCGGCGGCGCTGGCCTGGCGCTTTCAGGATTGGCGTTATGGCGGGCAACTGGCGGAACAGGCAAGAGTGCACGCCGAAGCGCTGAATCAGCTGAGCCTGGCAGCCGCGACGCAGCAACAGGCCGAGCAGGACAAGCGTCTGGCGCTGGAGCTGCGTCTTTCGACCAGCGAACAAACCCATTACCGAGCGCTTAGCGATGCCGAACGTGATCAAGGTCGCCTGCGCGATCGTCTTGCCACTGCTGATGTGCGCTTGTCAGTCCTCCTCGATGCCCATGACACTGCCTCTGTCTGTGGAGTGCCAACCGCCTCCGGAGCCAGCAGCGTGGATCATGGAGCCGCGCGAGCCCTACTTGACCCGGCGCATGCTCAGCGAATTATCGCCATCACCGACGCCGGCGACCGCGGACTGATTGCCTTGCAGGCCTGTCAGGCTTATATCAGAGCCCTCGCTCGCTAA